CCTCAGCTCGAGCAGAATATATTTACGTTCCTGATGGAGCCTGTTGTAGTACATGTCCCTTTGGAGATATTGAACGGGTTAAATCCTTCATGTATACATGGAGACGGAGAAACATTGCTACCTTAAGACGTAACATCACTACCGCACACAATGCCTTGGGCGAACGGCGGCTCGCTATCAAGAGGAAAATTCCTAGGTTATTGCGCCCTAGCTGGCTTGAGGCCGTACCAATCACCGTTGTACCCTTGACTTGGTGGGAGTACCTTTCGGATACATATGCCAAGCACAAGCTCATCATCAACGTGTGTTGTGGTATTGTTACAGCGACAACTGCTCTAATTGGACTCCGAAAGCTGTGGTCTGCTTGGGAAACACCAGCAATTCAAGGCACTGATCCCAACTATTCACATGAAGCTCGCCAGATGCGTAGGGTTGTTCAACCACGTAGGATCCAACCCACACGTATACAGCCCTCAACACAAGCCGAATCACTAGACGAGATTGTCACAGAACGTATCATACGAAATTATGTTATCGCCAAGTGCTACAATGAGGAAGGTGGTATTGTGGGTCAGGCTGTGTGCGTGGGTATTGCAGGAAAAGTCGCTATAATGCCTCGGCATTACGTACGCCTATTTGGCAGCTCGGATACCAAGCGCATTACCATCGAACCAGCTCTATTCGTCAATGGGTCAGTTAATCATTTGCGACAAGATTATACCTTTGACCAAGCAGATTTTACTGAAATGTCCAACACTGATTTGGCCTTCTTCAATTTACCAAATACATATCCCAGTTTCCGTGATATACGTAACTTTTTCCAAACAAACGATGATGCTGCACTTCCCTACCCCAATGAGGGTAACTTGGTGTTGGTTCCAACGAGACTCCGGAGCGCATTGATGATTAAGTCTGTAGACATTATAGATTTTGTCCCACGCATGAAGTTTGAAGACTCTGACACTTCTACATTCTGGGCAACAGATTTGCTGGAATATAACCACTCTGAGGGCGGAGCCTGTGGTTCAATACTACTAACTCCAAACACGCAGAGGCCTATTCGGTCCATGCATGTAGCAGGGACTAGTGCAGGCACAGGGTATGGTGTTCTTGTCACCCAAGAGTTACTTGCAGAACTACCCGGAGAACGAGTTATGCTCCAGTATGAAGTCGTAGATAGAGAGAACATCGCCGATAGGCACGATGCAATAGTATTCGATCACGAAACTCGTGTGGACTACCTGGGAGCTCTACCCAAAAACATGGTACCTTTCAGTCCTGATAAGACGAAGATAAGACCATCTCTGGTTGCTCCTTATTTGGATGACGCCACGACAGCTCCTGCAATTCTATCGCATAAGGATAAGCGATATACCCACGAGAAATCGCCTCTTTACTACGGTGCTCAGAAACATGGCAAAACTACCACAGACTTTACCACGACACAAGTGATTGCAGCTCAGGAAGCAGTGTGGGATACGCTCATTAACCCCATGCGACCTGCTGTAGTGAAACCCAAGCGCTTGAACATTCGTGATGCAGTTGTGGGTTACAATACAGTAGATTACTACGAAGGTATCAAGTTGGATACATCTTCCGGATTCCCTTGGGGTAAGAAAGCTGATGACTCCACTAAACGAGCATGGATTACCGTTGATCGAGACGAACATGGAGAAGTGACAAAGTGTGAAGTACATCCTGAATTACAAGCAGAATTGGAACGGAAAGAGACCCTTCGCAAGCAAGGAATTGTACCAGAAACAATTTTCACTGATACCCTTAAGGATGAACGGAAGAAATTAACAAAAATCCCAAAACAAGGAAGTACCAGAGTGTTTTGTGCTTGTCCTGTGGATTACACCATTGCAATGCGTCAGAATTATCTCCATTTCTGTGCCGCCTTTATGAAAGCACGCTTGAATGTTAATTCTGCTGTTGGCATTAATGCCAAGGGACCAGAATGGACTGCACTCTACCGCAAACTCACAAAGGTGTCACCCTTGAATATTGTCACAATGGATTATTC